AATGAAACCATATTAGATTTGGGATGTGGAATAAATTCAGAACACACACCAACACCGGTATGGTGGATACAGAATAAAGCAAAGATGGTATATGGTGTTGACCCATCATCACAATCATATGAATGGTTCAAGACAAACTTTGTTATTAAGAACTTTATTAACATTATGGATTATGTTGACCGGACAGAAAAGTTTGACTTTTATTTAAATGCAACAAAACCCACAGTTGTTAAGATTGATGTGGAGGGTAGTGAGGTTTTCTTAAACGCAATTAAACCCTCGAATTTGGACACGGTAAGACACATTGGTGTTGAGTATCATAACCTGTCCTGTTTGTTGTCCTGTGAGTCTCTATTAAAGTCTCAGGGGTATTCAATAGATTACTACAAGTTCAATCATTTGGACATAGACTATCAAGGAGTACTACACGCATACAAAAAGAATATATCTACAAACAAGTAATGGAAATAAACATAACCCCAACCAAAAGACAATCTGAAGCATGGTCGTATCTAACAGATAACGAAACCAATATAGTCCTATTTGGTGGGAGTGCCGGTGGAGGAAAGTCATGGTTGGGGTGTTTATGGATTACCACACTATGTTTAAACTACAAAGGTATCAGGTGTCTAATAGGCCGGTCTGTATTAACACAATTAAAACTAACCACACTCAACACACTATTTGATTTGTTGGGTACGATGGGACTAAAGTCCGGTCAACACTTTAACTTCAATGGTCAGAGTAATGTACTTACATTCTACAATAAGAGTGAGATAGTATTCAAAGACCTTGCATACAATCCAAGTGACCCTAACTATGATAGTCTTGGTTCATTGGAAATATCGGCAGCATTCATAGATGAGGCCGCACAGATAACATCACTGGCATACTCTATTGTTAAGTCTCGTATACGATATAAACTCAATGAGTATAATCTAACACCAAAGGTATTGATGACCTGTAACCCTGCAAACAATTGGATTAAGAAGGACTTTTATCTACCACATATAAATGAAACCTTGGAAGAGAACAAGGTATTCATACCAAGTCTACCATTGGACAACCCATATCTGCCGGCATCTTATATACAGATGTTAAAAGAACTACCTCCACAACAGAAGAAAAGATTATTGGAAGGTGATTGGGATTACTTAGATGAGAACGATAGTCTATTCAAGTTTGAACACATATCAAATTCTGTATACAGACTAACACCGAATCCGGCAGATAAGAAGTATATGACTGTGGACGTTGCAAGGTTTGGTGATGACAGGTCTGTGGTAATGATTTGGGTGGGTATGGTGGTCATATCTTGTCATGTGTATACTAAGTTATCAACCACAGAATTATCGTCCGAAATTCAGGACCTAATAAGGTCACACGGCATTCACCCTAATAATTGTATAATAGATAGTGATGGAGTTGGTGGAGGAGTTGCAGATCAAATCAGAGGTACAAACTTTGTCAACAATGCAAGACCACTACACGACCAAAACTTCTCCAATCTAAAATCACAATGTTATGTTAAACTATCTGATATGTTTAGGGAGGGACAAATATCTATTAACATATTAGAACCGGCAATTGTGGATAACTTAACACAAGAGTTATTAGCGGTCAAACTAAAAGACATAGACAAAGACAATAAGGTTGCAGTCCAATCAAAGGATGAGATGAAAAGAGTATTGGGAAAGTCTCCTGACTTATCTGATGCACTAATGATGAGGATGTTGCCGGAAATAAAGAATCAAAAAACAACAGGCAAATATAGTATTGCATTCGTATGATAAAATTTAAAATAGATGAACAGGAATATAAACTACCTGAGTTTATATCGATAGAAAATTACAGTAAAATTTATAAGGTTAAAGACCTATTCTCTGATGACTACTTTGCAGCTAAGATTGTAAACATAGTTACCGGTGCACCACTTGAGGACTTGTTGGAAACAGATTACCAACAGGTTCAATATCTTGCATCATATCTTATGTCATTGGTTCCATTGGAGAAACCTAAGTTCATAGACCGGTTTAAAATCAATGGTGTTGATTACGGGTTCTTCCCTGATTGGAAGGAGTTAACATTTGCCGAGTTTGTGGACATGGATACCATATCAGGAAAGAAACCTGAGGAGTTATTGGATTTACTACACATATTATCGGCAGTTATGTATAGACCAATCATAGAAGAAAAGTCAGAACACGACTATAAGATTGAGAAATACAATGTGGACTCGATGAAGGAACGAGCCGAGTTGTTCAAAAAGGAGTTAGATATTAAGTACGTTCTCGGAGCACAGTTTTTTTTTATCAACTTCGTAAACAGATTTACAAGTTATTCCCATCTATCTTCAATCCCGACCTTATCGATATGGACGAAGATAAAATTAACTTGGGTGATGAGGAAATGGATATGGGCAGCAATCTCCAAAAAACCTATGGTTGGTTCGTTGTCGTCAACAGAATTACTCAAAACGATTTTACAAAACACAAGATTGTATACGAAACCAAAATAATGGAGGTGTTCAATCAGTTATCATATTTGATTGAGTATGACAAACACATGACCAACCTGCAAAAAAAACAGACTAAACGTCTTTAAAATTAATTTATTTATATTTAGTAATATATGGTAAATTATAAACAGATAGTCCAAGATTTAAGTGGGATAGCGTTTTATCACAATCAGATTAATTCATTTGGTTATGGTGATATTACACAGGTCACAATGGATGTTGAAACACAGAAAGAACCGGTATATGTTAGAATGTATGTGGTTCCTGGCGATGTTACCCTAAATCAAAATAGATTAGATTATAACTTTTCCATTATTATTATGGATAGGATTAATGATGACCTATCCAATCAACAGGATGTAATGAGTGACACCTTGGAAATTGCCAAGGATATTTTTACCATTCTATATCAATCATACACGGCAGAGTGGGGAGGTTTCTCAATTGACTACGAGCCAATATGGGGACCAAATGTTACACCATTCTTGGAAAGGTTTGAAACCATCTTAGGTGGATGGACATTGAACCTAACGATAGAACAACCATTTGATTACAACAAGTGTGTATTACCTTTCACCGGTCTTACATTACCAACACAAGTATATTATGTAAACTATAAACAAATCTTAGGTGATTTAAAGAACATTGCTAATTCACATGAACAGATTATGTCTTATGGATTTGGAGATATAGAACAATTAACAAATGATATTGTAACAGACAAGGAACCATTATATACAAGAATGTATGTAGTTCCACAGGATACGGTATTAGCAAGAAATGAATTAATATATACCTTTCAGATTATAATTGCTGACAGGATAAATGATGACTATTCCAATCAAAGAGATGTGATGAATGATACTTTGGAAATAACCAAGGATATATTCACCATATTATATTTATCTCAATATCAAAGTATATGGGGTTCGAACGTAAGTCCGTTCCTTGAGAGATTTGAAACGATACTTGGAGGTTGGACACTAACACTACAAATAACACAACCATTCGCATACAGTAGATGTGATGTTCCTGAGAGACCATTTGTCAATAAGAAATGGTTTGAACTTGCCGAACTATGGAACACAATATCTCGAGATTGGAAAAACGTATAAAATATTTATGATAATATGGGTCAATTAACTAACCAATATGTTTCTCAATCCTACCAAGGATTATTAAAATTAGACGACAGCACCACCGGTGTAACCGGCACATTACAATATGTTCAAGACGGTGTTGGTAATAATTTACCTATTCAGGTATCAACATCATCTGTCAGTATCACAGGTTCATTCTTTGGTGACGGTAGTGGATTAACAGGTGTAACAGCAGTTGTTGATAGTGGTTCATTGGTAACCACTTCGTCATTTAATGCATATACATCAAGTAATGATAGTAGGGTCAACTCACTTATATCTCAAACCGGTTCTTATGTAACTGAAACTGAGAGTGGGTCATTTGTAACTAATGTACAACAAGGAATAATTAATAATATTGTAGAGGTTATAAAGGGTAATGGTATCACTTCACAATTTACAATAGATAATGTTGTATCATCATCATTTGCAGACAATGCAACATCCGCATCTTATGCACCTTCTAATCCATTACCGGCAGGTATCGTATCAGGTTCACAACAGATTGTTGATTTAGGATTTGCTACAACATCATCAGTTAACTCACTATCTCAAAGTATTGCAGTTACAGACCTTGCACAGAATGGTAGACTAACATCACTCGAAACTGCTACAGGTTCTCTACAATCTCAAATCAATCAAAAGTTAGATAGTAGTTCTTTTAATTCTTATACAAGTAGTAATGATGCTAAGGTTAATAGTTTAATTGGTGTAACAGGTAGTTATGCTACTACCGGTTCAAATACATTTAATGGTGACCAAACTATATCAACTGGTTATAAATTAATTGTAGATGAAATAAATCCAAATGGTAGTGCTATTAATATCACAGGTAGTTTAAATGTAACTAATGAGATTACAGCATTATCTGCATCTATCACATACTGACAAACAATATATTAAACATAATC